TATTCCTCAGCCGTGTCGCCTCCTTTCGTTTGTCCTTTTGGAAGGCTGGCATATTTCGATAATATTCGCGGTCATACGTCCGTTGCTTTTCCCTTTCTTCGTCGGTCATGGCTGCTTATTTAAATAATTCTTTGAGGCGACTGGATCTTTCCCCTGATTTGAATACTTTGCGTCTTGCTTTTTATCATACGAAATATTAGGCATCTCAGAAATATCCTGATAAGTAAGCTGGGCGATTTTCATTCCCGCGTAAATCTTCAGCGGCTGAACCGTCAAAAGTTCCAATGTCCAATGCCCCTTGAATCCAACGTCTCCGAATCCTGCTGTCACATGGACAAATAAACCTAATCTTCCTAATGATGATTTCCCTTGGATAATTGGCACGTGTTTCAAGGTCTCCGTGTATTCCACCGTGGATGCAAGGTAAACAATGCCAGGTTGCAAAATTATTCCTTCGTCAGGAATAATGATTGGCGCAGATGGGTTTTTCTTGCGCACGTCTAACACTCGCTCGGTGTAAAGTACCAGGGTATTTGAAAGAGTTAAATCGTAGGAATTGGTGCCAAGGTTCTCAGGGTTAAAAGGCTCAATAACGATGTTACCTTCGCTAATTTCGTCATTAATTGTCTTGTCGGTTAAAATCATTTTGTTTCGTATTTTTTGCGGTTATCAAAATCTTGTTTAGTAAAATAATATTCGGTCAACATTTGCGCGTTGCATTGCAAGTGCGCGGCGTGAAGGCAACCGTCCTCTGGGTCAATGTCCTCACCGAGACGAATGGCTTCAAGGTGACGCAAGGCGGAGGCAATCACCTCGCTCCACGGCATACCTTTTTCCCAATTTCCTGCGGGGTATTTGTCCAATCCCTTTGTCCAAACTTTGGCACATTCACGGTGAGCCAACGGGGGAATAAGGTCGTATCTGATTTTTTCATCATTGAACCTTAATCCCCTTGTATCTGATTTCATTATCTTTTTCAATTCATTTTCCAAATCATCGGTCATGGCTTCCATTTTAATGGCTGTGTAAAAAACTTTTATAAACCTCGCTTATCTGCTTGCAAGTTTGCTCAATCAAAACAATGGCTTTAAGCAAGTCATCCATTTCAAAGGTATGGTTTAATTCACAACTTTCACCCGTAAAAGATAAGCCGTTTTTCGTTCTCTTTGTTCCCAGCCAGTTGATTTGGCTTTCGGGAATCGTGTCACCATTTACAAACATTGCCAGAGCGTACACTTTCATTTGAAGGCTTGTTTTTAAGGTCTCCATTGTCCACGGTTTGCCTGAGGTTTTAAAGTCAATAACGCGGTTGTTCTCCCTGTCCCATGCGTCGATATAACCAACGACTTGAATATCGTTAATACTCAGGCTTATTGGTTTCTCAGCCTCCAAACCTTTGAAGCCTTGTATTTTGTCAATGTAAAAATCGGGAAAGGTTTCCATGATTATGCCGTTTTTGATAAACGCTTCCGTATCCTCGGCAAATTGTTTGCCAAAGTCCATGTAAATGGATGGTTCCTCAGGAAGGTTTAAAAAGTAACGATTAATGTACTTTTGACGGTCAGAGTACCAAAGATTAATCTGGCTGACTGATATATATTTTTTTGGAAGGAGCATGGTTATTTGTTTTTATTAGGGTTAAAATTTTCAGCACCATCAAACCAACCTTCTTTATAAGCCATATTTATTTTATCTTCATAAAATGCAATTGCTTGGTTCTTAAAATCCATTTTACCTTTCATATAAGCCTTTTCAATTTCCTCGTCATACATTTTCTTTGCCTCATTCAAAGCATCGACAATGGCTTTGTATTCTGATTCGTAAAACTCGGAGGCGTCCAATACCTTATCGTAAAAGTATTCCAACGACGTTTCTTTTTCTTCTTGGTTTTCCATGGTTCTTTTGTTTTGCGGCGCGGTAAAACCCCAGCCATGTTTCAGGCTGGGGAAAAAACGTACCAAATTGATTAAAAATATTTTCCGATTTGAATAAAGATCGTGGCGGCGGCTGGTTGCGCCTGGGCAGGCTCCAGCCCCGAGGCTTGCAACTGGTGAAATATGTCAGCATAAACCGAAGTCATTAACGTCGCCTTTTCCGTGATTTCCTCAGGTGTCATTTTACCGTTGCTTTTAGGGGGTACATTTGCCGCCTGCTGCACGTTTGCGCCTTCGGTGGGTGTTTGTACCTTTTCAGGTATTTCGTTCGCTGTAAGCATATCGAATGCGACTTTATAACTTTTGCCGTCGTGGATAATGGTGACGGCGTCGTCTTTCTTCAATGCCATTAACTTTGTATCGTCTGCTTTTCCGTAAACGCGCGCCTCAGTGCCGTTGTCCAATGTAATGACGGCGTTAATGGATGGTCCGTATTGACCTTCGAACACTTTGCCCGCCGTGTATTTAACCTTGCCTTTTAGAATATTCATGACCCATATTAATTTGAAAATTTTGAGAATCGTACCACATTTGTTTTTTGTGGTCACTTATTGCCTTCCAGTCTATTTCCTGATCGTATTTTATTTTCTTACCCGTCCAAAAGTATTTTTCTATTTCACCCACTCCGCGGTCCCTCCACCATTTTTTCAGGTGAAGGGGTTCAACGATATGCGAAGGGCAAATACTCAATGAGGCATTGAGCGCGAAGTCTTGTATATTAATCATCTTGCTGCGGTTATTTGTTGGCATTTAATAATAGCGATTTTGCAACGAGCAATTATTTCAATTCTTAACTTATTTATACCAGTATCCAATGCTTTTTCTTCTTTACTTTCCATGTTTTGTAATATTGTTTTAATCATGTCAAGATAATGGTCATGATTGGACTCCTTATGAAATATTACATAAGCCTCAATTATACGCTGGGCGTAAATCCAAAAGTCTAACACCGTTAAAAAGTCGGCGCGCGCCTCATTCCTTAATCTTTCGTTTTCGCCTTCAAGATACTTGATTCTCAACTCGTAATAACGGGTAAGCGCGTTGTCGGTTAATGTGGTTTTTAAAGCTTCCATTTTTTGGTTTGTTTTTAAAGTGATTGATTTGTTAAAATTGTCCAGTCCATTTCATTCTCAGCTACAAGGGGCATGAGATTGTAACGGGTGATTTTTGGATATAATTCAAGGTCAATGTCCGCTGGCTCAAATGTCCAGCCGTGTATCTCCATGTTATCCTCAGGCGAATGCGGTGACGTTTGCCCGTACAAGCCGAAGCCGTGGGAAAAAGTCACGTGTACAAAGTGACCTTTCTTTTTATCGATGGTACATTTGCATGTGTATTTTGTAATATTCATTTTGGTAAGTTTTTAAAGGTGGAAAAATGGAGTGGTTAGCTCCATGATTCTTGAACCTTTTTAATGTCCTGGTCTAATTTGTTTAGATACTCATTTGCCATTCTTGCAACTATTGGCATTTTATTTGCCTCCCATTCTTCGTCGGTGCAACCCTGAGATTTTACCGCGTGGTAAACAGTTTTTACAAATGCTGCATCGGCTACTAATTCGTGAACCTTGTCAAAGTGGTTTTTTAATTCATTCATTGTCATCATGATAATTGGCTTTTGTTATTTTCAATACGTAAATTTAAATATAATTATTTGAATAAAAAAATATTTACAAAAATAAATTAAAAAAAAGTGAGGTATAATTTCTATACCCCACCAAAACAAAACCAAATTATGAAACTTATTCCTTCAATAAATGTCCTTTTATTTCCTCATATTCTTTTTGTAAACCATAAATTTCATGGTGATGAGTAAAAAATCTACAAAACATTTTTGTTTTTACATTAAAATACCAATCAGAATCTCCACAAAGTTCTTTTGGCAAACATTCATTGGAATTTAAAATAAAAGAATTTCCGTTACATTCATTATCAATGACTGCGTAATAAATTAATGCTTTTTTCATATTATTTTTTTAATCTCTTAATAACACCTTGCGCCAGACGGCTAACTTGTAAGCAAGTGCGCGGGCCCGTGGCATATTTCCTTCCTCAATTTTTCTCATGTGGTTCTTGCGATCAATCATATTGTCGGAATCAGGCTTTTCCTGCTTTGCCATTTCCTGAGCCTCAAGCCACAAGGCTTCCTTTTCGCCTTCCTTCCATTCGTTGATATAACCACGCTTCACACATTCGTCGTACCAAAATACGGGTATTTCTTCCAGCGGCTTTTGAAAGTTTTTCAACTTGTTATCAAAGTCCTTATCGTATTCCTCAGCAACTTTGCCCAGGCGTTTAATCCGATCCTCTTCTTCCTTCTTCGCTTGAATATCGGAATCCATCGCGAAATATATCTTTTGCCTCCAGGTAATGTACGCGGTCAGGATTCTTCCAATCGCATGAAGGTCAACTTTGCCGTAAAATTTATGGTCATTAATATCAAGTTCTTGTTTTGCAAACTTTTCAAAAGCAAGTTTAATCTCATCAACGGCAAGTAACTTGTAATTTGAAATAAAGTCGGTGACCTCCATCAAGTGTTCGGGCTTTGGCTCAATGCCATACACGGGGAGCAAGTGGCTTAAGGTTTGGGCAATCTTCGGGATGGCTTCCTTTGTTCCCGTTTTAAAAATCCTTAATTCGCGGTTCTGGATAACAAGCTGCACGTCTTGTATCTTTTCTTCCACGCGATTGGCAATCATTGGTAAGTTGTTCATAATTGGTTGGTTTTTTAATCTTGAAACTTTGCCATCCTTTCGGCAAGCAATTCTTGAAGCCTGTCATTATACGCTTTGTCCTTTGCCGCTGGGCTTGTCGTTTGGTATGCCGTAAATATCTTTGAGGCTTGTCCATAAATGTTTGCTATGGTGAAATTTGCCCTCAGCCATTTGTCATTCAAGTTCCACGCGGCTTGTATAAACACCTTCAATGCCTCAAGGCTATCGCCCTGCCTGTCTATTTTGTCAATGTATTTCAGGAGATTTCCCATTTGCCCTGCATCTTTGGGCATCATAATATAATGTCCATTTTGATCCGTGGGATACGCGGCACCGGATAAGGATTCAAACGTTTGGCAAAACACGGTGAAGGCGGCGTAAGTGGGGGAGGGCGTCTTTTCTTTTTCTTTTTTCGCGGAACTTTTTTCTTTTTCTTTTTCACTTTGCAACTTAGCAACAACGGTAAAGGGGTTTACTTTGGGGGTTTGGACATTTGGAAAATCATTTGAAACTTTTGTAAAGTCGGTAAAATCTGAAGGATTTTCAACTAATACTTGAATATGGTTAATACTTGAATTGGCTAATACTTCAAGGGGCTTCATTGGTGAAGGCGTCCCCCCTTCATGGATGAATATCCCCCCCTCTTCATCATTAAAGGGGGAGGTATCCAAATTTGACATATTTTTACCCGTTACAAATACGCCGATTAACTCCGTGGTAATCTTATAAAGGTTACTTGTTTGGCTTCCATCAGGTCTAAAGCGTTGTTTTACGCTTATAATTTTCCGTGTTACCAATTCATTTTTAACCCGTAAAATCTTTGAATCGCTGAATCCAGATTGTTCAATCAATTTTTTGTTTGAAGGGAAACACATACGGTTTTCATTCATAAAATTTACAATGTGACAAAGGAGAAACAACTGGTCAGGCGTCACCTGCGGCAAAAGTCTTGTATCAATGTTTATCATAAGTTTATAAAAAAACCCAGCAGGTGCAAGGCTACTGGGTTAGATGAAACAATGCGGATATTGTCCCGAAGTTCTTTTGAATGACTTGCACCTCGTTCAAAAGAATGATTAAAGATAAAGAATTTATTTCATTTCCTTCAGGTATAAAGTAAGGTCTTGCACTAATTTTTCAATCTGATTAATTTCAAGATTATTTATTGCCTTAGTTACAAAATCTTCAGCCTTGCATTTTACAACAACTGTTCTATCTTTTAACCCAGCTATTTCCATGCCTTGCTTTGCGCTTATTTCACGGTTAATTACCTTAGTGGCAATGTCAGGGGCATCACGTTTAAGGCGTTGAATTTGGTATTGTCTTGAAGTACCTTTATCAATTTGAGGAGGTGATATATAACCTCCTTTATTGTGTTGATTAATGCCGTGTTTAGGCATTGCATTAATTTGTTCTTCATGTTCCTGCCAAATATTAGGTTTTCGCTTACAATGTGCTTTTATAACATCAATGTCCCAGCCTAATCCCCAGGGCACTTCGTACCTTGCAAATTCTACATAAGTTGTAAAAGTTTTAGGAGACAAACCATAAGGGTGTCTGTTACTCCAAAAGTCTTTAAATGAATATAAAGAATCAAAATAGGTCATGGCTAAACCAAAACTGTTTATACCATTTATGTCAATAAGTTTATTGTAAACTTCCTCTGGATTAGTGCTTAGTGAAATTGCTGATGTCATCGTTAATGATTTGTAATTTTTTATTTAATAATCTTAAGTCCATACAAGTTTTATGATCCTTAATATTTGCAGCTTCATTGTATTTATAATGAGCGTTTTGATACTCAGTGTAAATACCTAACCTTATAGCATATCCAACTCTTTTGTGAATTTCCTTTTTTACAAGTTTGATTTTTTCGTACTTAGGAATTTCATCTATTTTATTGTTTTCCTGAGGTTCATCTTTCTGAATATTCCTTGCAATCATATTTTCAAAAATACTTGCTAAAGCATAGTTTAAATCTTTGACTTGGTTTAAAGCATCTATTTCTTGGTCAGTAAACTTATATCCATTGTTTATAATACCATGATTTCCAGCTATTATATCGTCGAATAAAGTTTGTATTGTTTTAGGTTTTCTTTCTAAACCTTCACTTAGTCCAGTATTAATCCTTTTATTTTCGTCTATTACAAAATGCTTATAGCCTGCTTCAAGAGTTTCTGCAACCTCAGTAAATAAAGAAAAATTAGGATAATAAAAATAGCAATGGTCTATTGCATTTTGATAAACCTTGCAATTTCTTACACCTCTACCCATTACTTGTTCAAAGTATGTCCTGGTTGTAATATTGTTTAAATACAGGATAACACGTATTTGAGGAATGTTTACTCCTTCAGAAACCATTTGAACAGTCACAACCCAATGCTTATTATTATTTCTAAATTCTTTTATTGTTTCGGTAGTTGAATCCGCGTCACTTGTAATAATAGAACAGCTTATATTTTGATTTTGTAGATTACTAAAAATACTTTTAGCATCTTCAATCGTGTTGGCAATAATTAAACCTTTTGCCTCAGGATAATAAGTATTTCTTATTCCTTTTAATTCTTTGTTAGCTTGATTAAAAGCAATGTCAATAAAATTACTATTTCCATTTGAGGCATCTATTATTTGATTTAAATATTTTTTATTCTCCTCACCTATTATAACGCCACCTTCTCCATTAATAATTACATCAATAGGTCTAAATGAAGTAGGGCAACATATACGATCTTTTACACTTTGAGCATACGTGTAAGAATAATCTGTTTCAATTTCCCAACCATCAATATCATTAGATTTTGTTTCCTTATATTTTACAAAAGGTATTTTACTATTATCGCTTCTAAAAGGAGTTCCTGTTAAACATAAAATTACCCCAGCATTCTCACAAATATTTTCAAGTTCAATACCCCAGCTTCCAGAATCAGAAGCATGGTGATGTTCATCTAAAACTACAATGGTTTTATTTGTTATCTTGTTTTTTAATGAATTAGTATTGTTTTTTAAAATTTGATAGCAAAGGGAAACACCATGAAAGTCAGGTTTCCAATGATATTTAAACAAATAATTTGCATCAATTTCAAGGTTAAATTTTTTACATTCAATAGCCCAATCCGTTTTAATAGCATCTTTTGGACTAAAAATAACAACATCAAATCCATCGTCAACGAAATTTTTTATAATTGACGAAGCCCACAAAGTTTTTCCTGAACCTACTCCAGCATGAAGTAAAAATACTTTGTTAGATTTAATTTCCTCATAGAATTTTTTAGTGGCTTCTATTTGCCATTGTCTCGGTTTAAATTCAAACATTTTATTAGATTTTTTTAAGTTACAAGTTGGACATAATGCCTGGGCATTATTTAATGAAGTTATCCCTCCTTTGCTAAAAGGTATAACGTGGTCAGCATGCCAAAACCTTGGAAGGTTGCATTTACACAACTGGCATTTGCCGTCAGCAAGTCTGTATAAAAATGCTTTTTCTGAATCGGAGTAATTCCTTTTCATAGTAAAAATAAAAAAACCCACAAAGGCACTACTCTTTATGGGTTTAATGAGGTAAATGGTTTCCTCAAATACCTTTTGCTGGGTAGTGCGTCCTGCAAAAAGTTTAAGCAAATATACAAAATATTATTTACTTTCTCCTCCTTTTTTTCCACGGCGGATTCCCCAGTGCGCTTTGCATTTCCATGTATTTTACCACGGCTGGCGGCGTTTCGTATGTCACAGACGGAAATTAATTTCCCTCTGTGAAAACCTTGTCCAATGCTTCTTTTATGAAATTTGCCATAATTTACTTTTTCTCCCTTTTCACGAACAAAAGCCCCCAGGGCGTCACCTCCGTCGCTTCCCTCAGCAAGTCAAAACCGTGCCTTGCAAACATGGCAACCCATTCATCCTTTTGCTTCAAGTTGATATGTCCCCATTCAATGTCAAAGGCAGGATCGGCTGAGGCATGAGGCGTGGATGTGAAATAAAAATACTTCTTACAAGCTTTGTAAAGTATCGGCATGACAAAGGATATTTGTTGGTCGGTCATGTGTTCAAATACCTCCGTGGAATAAATGGCATCGTAACTGCCATACGTTTTTAATTCATACCTGCCCAGTTGGTACTTTGTCACCCATTTTGCAAGTAAATATCTCCCTGGGTCAATGCCCTTGCTTATCGCAAATTCTCTTTCATACGGGTTAATGTCATACCCAACGTGTTTATATAAGCCCACGCGCTGGCAGGCGGATAAAAAGAATCCAAGTCCTGAGCCAAATTCAAACACGGATTCGCACCCCATGATTTGCAAAACCCTTGCACCGTTGGTATGCAAGTTTACAAGGGGTTCGTAATCCGTGGTGGTAAAACCAAGTTCCACGGATTTGTCAAAAAAGAATTTGTTATCAATCATTTGTTTTGTTTTTATCATTTTGTTGACGTCAACGAAATGGTGTAATTTTAAGAGAGATTAAGAGAGATTTAATTAGAGATTTAAGAGAGGTTTAAAAAAAGCAAGGGCAGCATTCGAAACTGCACGGTGGATTTTATAAGGTTATTTTCTCTGTTTTACGTTGCAACATCCACCCAACCCTTAAGCGTCTACCAATTCCGCCACCTTGCTAATTAATTTTAAAATTAACTTAATAAATTACCTAAGAAAATACCTAATGCAAAAGTTGCTAACACTAGTCCTACAAATCTTCTGCTAGATACATCTTTAATAGGTACATCTTTAATAAAAGATGGTATTGTCCAACTCGATATGATAATTACCCATCCTACAATCATTGCTATTTCCATAATTAAAATTTTAGTAGCAAGGGCGGGAATCGAACCCGCTTGTGCACCGCTCAACGTTGAGTAGCTTGCGTACACGGTTAGCCCTGGCGATACCTTTCGCCACCTTGCTTTTTACACCGTTCCATCCCTTTATCAACGCACGGTGCCAGCATTGCTCAACCTTCGGGTGGTAAGTACAAGGGCGGGAATCGAACCCGCGGCACACTCGCTTGACACCCTACACACCTCATACTTTCGTATGGAACGGACTCGAACCGTTGTCGCCAGTTGCTCTAACCTACTGAGCTACCTTGTTAAACCTGCAAGTGAAGGAATCTAATCTTCGTCTTTTTGCCGTCGCAAAACATTTTAACATTAAACTAACTTGCGCCACAAAGTTACAAATATATTCTTAAAAAATATTTTAAATTTGATAACAAATAAAATATTATCTTTGCAGAAAGAAAAAATACAATGATAAAATTAATAGTCGCAGGTCGCATTGGTACAGATGCTGAAATCAAGTCCGTTGGCGATACAACCGTTTGTTCATTCTCGGTAGCTCATACGGAAAAGACATTTGGAAACAATCCAACTGAAAAGACGGTTTGGGTCACCTGTTCAATGTGGGGTGAGCGTGGCTCCAAACTTGCGCCTCACTTGCTAAAAGGTACTTATGTTGTCGTGGAAGGAACGGGCGGCGTGAATGCGTACATGAAGAACGGAGAACCGACGGGCGTAATTCGTTGCATGGTAAACAACATCGAGTTTGGAGGCAAGGCAACGGCTGGGGAAAATAACCCGAAGATGACAAATGAAACAACGGTAAAAGACGAATCACTCCCATTTTAATTATGACGCCTGAGTATCAAAAGCAGTATCGGGAGAAAATGACCGAGTACCAGAAGCAAAAGCTAAGGGAATATTTTAGGCTTTATCACCAGAATCAATCACCTGAGAAAAAGGCCGAGAAAAGCATTAGGAATAAAGCGTGGTATCAAGCGAACAAAGAGAGGGTAAATAAATACCAAATGGAACGTTATTACAGATTAAAAGAACAAAAAAATGAATGTCAATAAAACAGCCGCCGCCGTGTTTTCGGTAAGCTATCGGGATGAGAAAATAAGAAAGAAGTTGCTTGATTTGCAATTTCAGTTGTGGAAGGAAACCAACGTCAAGCACTCGATGGAAGAGGTTTTAAACCTTTTATTGGATAATTACCAAAAGAATAATAAATGAGGCTAGGCATTGTAACCAATTTAACCAGCCCAACGACTGATTATTATCGGTCGGTCAATCCATTTATGCGGCTTCGTTCTCAAATGGTAAATCTTCATATTACTTACCTCAATCCTGAGACGGTAAAGTGGTACGATTTTTACGACGTTGATGTTATCTTATTTCAACGCCCAAACGGTGACGGCATGTTATCAATGATTGCTGAGGCGAAGAAGATGGGTAAGAAAATCATCCTTGACCATGACGATCTTTTGCATGAGGTTAACGCCGCGAATCCAGCGTCGGCACACTTCGGGAAACCTCAGGTAAAAGAATCGGTTGAAAAGGCTTTCAAGTACGCTGATTATATCATCGTTTCAACGCCATACCTCAAAGAGTTTTACAAGCAATTCTTTGACGAAAGTAAAATAATGGTTATTCCCAATGCCATTGACTTCCAAGTAACGCCCCTTTGTCCCGTGTCACCTGATAAGCTGGAGGCAAAAGTAAAACGCGTGTTGTGGCGTGGAAGCATGACGCACATTGAGGACTTGAAAACTGTGGATACGTTTTGGCATTATGTCAGCAGCCGCAAGGACACCGAGGTGGCATTCATTGGAATCCCTGAGTGGTTGGGAAAAACATTGTATCCGAATGTCAAGGTCATACCGTGGAACAATTCCTTATTTCAATATTTCGAGTTAATCAAAAACAGTGCGGCTCATTACGCCGTGTTTCCGTTGACAAATGACAATTTCAATCAAAGTAAGTCGAATAACTTTGCTATGGAAATGCTTGTCACAGGTTGCGTGCCTTATGCACCGAAGGAAATAACGGAGTTCAATGTTCCAGGCGTTCGGTTGTACGAGGGTTCAGACGATTTGTATTATCAATTTGAAAAGGCTTTGGAAAAGGATGGGAATTATTTTAATCATTTGCAGGCAGGCAGGAAATGGCTTTTGACTGAGCGAAATTTGCTCACCGTCAACAACAAACGTAAACAAGTGTTAAAAGGAATATGATGGGAAATGTAAACGAAAAATCATTATATGAATTTAAATTAATTCCTGGAATTGCTCCGACGGCTCAGGTTGTGGACTTAACATTTAAAACCATTGAAGTAACGGCGTATAATCCAAATAACATTATGGTAACAGCAGAAGAAAATAATAATTTATCGTTTGACCCAAACGAAAAAGAAAACACGTCAAAAGATTTGTATAAATCAAACGCCGAGTTTAACGCTAATCAGGAACAATCCTCAGGCGCTTATTGGGATCCAGAAGCCGAAAGACGTTGGAAAGAAAGGGCGGCTGCAATCAACGCACAAAGACGGTTGGAAAAGAAAATTGAAACAAAGGTTTACAAGCGATTAATTAAAGAGTTGCTGAAGAAAATATGAAGCTAAAAGACATAAAACCAAACCCAAACAACCCACGGGTTCTCAGGGATGACAAGTTTCAAAAGCTAAAGCAAAGTATCAAGGAGTTTCCAAAAATGCTTTCGCTTCGCCCTATGGTCATTGATGAAAACAACGTGGTTCTTGGTGGAAACATGAGGCTCAGGGTTTTACAAGAACTTGGATTTAATGACATAGACGAGGCATGGGTAAAACGAAGCAGCGATTTAACCGAGGAGGAAAAGAAGCGGTTTATTATTGCGGATAACGTCGCCTTTGGCGAATGGGATTGGGACACACTTGCGAACGATTGGGAGGTTGTGGACTTGGAGGCATGGGGCTTGGATATACCGCAGTTTGACACGGTGGAGAAGCAAGAAATGGAAGATTTATCTGATAAAATAAAATCAATGTTTAAGATTGAAGTTATTTGCAAAGATGAACAAGAGCAAGAAAGAACTTATAATAAACTAATTGAACAGAACTACGAATGCCGACTTTTGACATTATAAAAGAAATCAAGCCAAAAGAATCTTTTCGCATTGCAAGTGTAATCGGAAGATTTGATTTACAAAGTAACCATATAACCGAAAGGTTTAAAGGTAGTATTGATATTGATGATGATTGGCAAATTGGTTTAATAGTTGGTAAAAGTGGAACAGGAAAAACAACGATTGCAAAACAGTTGTTTCCAGAAAGTTATATTACTAATTTTAATTATAAAAGCGAAAGCATATTAGACGATATGCCTAAAGATTGTTCCATCGAAGAAATCACAAACACTTTTAGTAGCGTTGGATTTAGTACGCCCCCAAGTTGGTTAAAACCTTATCATGTTTTGAGTAATGGAGAAAAAATGAGGGTGGATTTAGCCAACGCGATATTGCAAAAGAATGATTTATTTGTATTCGATGAATTTACGAGCGTTGTAGATAGACAGATTGCAAAGATTGGGTCATTTGCCACTCAGAAAGCAATCAGGAAAACAGATAAAAAGTTTATAGCGGTATCATGTCATTTTGATATAGAGGAATGGTTGATGCCTGATTGGGTTTTTAACACCGACACAATGACTTTTATAAAGCATTCTGATAAAAAAAAAGACCTGACATTAAATTTGAATTATTTCAAGCAACAGATAAATCAATATGGAAAATGTTTAGTAAGTATCACTATTTAAGTTCAAGTCATAATAATGCAGCAAATGTTTTTATCTGCATGGTAAATAATGAAATAGCTGGATTTATTAGCGTTTTACATTTTCCGCATCCTTTTTTAAAAAATATGAAAAAGGTTCATAGACTTGTTGTTCTTCCTGATTATCAAGGTTTAGGAATTGGAAGTACAATTTTAAATCAGATTGCAAAAGTTTACAATAAAGAAAAACATAGATTTAGTATTTCAACATCTCAACCTAATTTAATTTATTCTTTGAAAAAACAAAAAGAATGGATTTGTAAAACTTTTGGAAGAAGCAAACCTAATAAAGGAGATTTAAAAAGAAATGTTGGCAATATTTCATCTGGTTCAGAAAATAGGATTACAGTATCTTTTGAATACAAAACAACGAAATAACAACGAAATGGGAGGAAGAGGAAAGATTGAACCACGTTGGAAAAAAGGAGAAACAGGCAACCCCAACGGACGCCCTAAGAAACTCCCAGCCCTTGACTTGATTATGGCAAATGTCATGGGACAGGAAAAGGACGGTATCACGGCAGCCGAAGCTATTATCATGAAGCTTCGTGAACAGGCGGCAAAGGGTGACATCAAGGCGGCTCAGTTGCTCCTTGACCGTGCATACGGGAAAAGCAAGCAAAACATTGACATCACGACACAGGGGGAAAAGGTGACCGTGCCAACGATTATATTTACAAAGGAAAATAATGTATAGTATAATGTTTAATATTAGAAAAATTTTAATGTTTTTAAGTGTAATTCAATTTACAAAAGAATTGCCAAATCATAAAATGTATATGGTTGAAAAAAGACGTTGGAATCCTTTTAATCCATTAAGTTATGTTTGCCTCTTTCTTTTGTTCATTGTTGGCTTTGTCCTTTACGGTGCAAAAGGCGTTTTTGAAGAAACAGAAATTAAGGATGCTTTTAAATGGAGATAAAAGTTAGTAACAAATATCAAGCCCTTTGGCAACCGCAGACGCGTTACTTCCTCATCACTGGTGGGCGTGGTTCGGCAAAGTCATTCACCGTGGGGCTTTGGGCTTGCAATATGTTACTTGCTTACAAGAATTGGAAGGTGTTGTTTACCCGTTACACGTTATCAAGTGCAAATATTTCCGTGATTCCTGAGTTCCGTGAAAAGATTGATTTGCTTGGCGTTGGTGACGAGTTCAATATGACCAACACGCAAATTGGTCACAAGGTGACAAAGAGTGAAATAATCTTTTCCGGTATTAAAACAAGTTCAGGAAATCAAACGGCAAAGTTAAAGTCGATACCCGGGTTAAATGTTTTCATTGTCGATGAGGCTGAGGAATTTGTAAGCGAAAAGGACTTCGATACCATTGACGAATCCATTCGTATGCCTGATACTCCTAACCTTGTTATCCTTGTCATGAACCCGCAAGACGTGGAGCATTGGATTTGGAAGAGGTGGTTTGAAAAGTCGCATCGCATGGAGACGATTGATGGGCATTCGATCCCGATAAGTACGCACCCAGATATAACCCACATTCATACCACGTACCTTGATAATTACCATAACATAAGCAAGGATTACATTGCAAAGATTGAGGCAATTAAAAGCAAGTCACCTGAGGCATACGCGCACAGGTTTTTAGGGAAGTGGCTGGATAAGAAACAGGGCGTAATATTTCCAAACTGGGTGGAGGGCGAATTTGATACAAGCCTACCTTTTGCCTACGGGCTTGACTTCGGATTTTATCCAGACCCCTTGGCACTTGTCAAAGTTGCGGTTGATAACACGGCAAATAAGATTTATGTGAAGGAAATCATTTACGAACAAAGCCTTTCGTATGACATGGTTGTAACAAAGATTAGGAATGAGGTTGAAACCGATGCCATGATTGTTGCGGACACGAGCGAACCACGTTTGATTGACGCGCTTATCTCAAATGGTATCAATGTACATAAGACGGAAAAGTACGCTGGCAGCGTGGTTGACGGAATAAAACGAATGCTTGATTTTACCATTGTGGTTACTGAGGAATCGTATAATTTAAAGTTTGAATTAAGGAATTATATTTGGAATGACAAGAAATCTTCAACGCCAATGGATATGCATCAGCACGGGCTTGACGGAGTTCGCTATGCCTCGCTTCGTTTAATGCAAGGCTCGGATTCACTTGCGCACAACTAAAAAAACTATGACACCAAAAGAAAAAGCAGAGGAGTTAATTGATAAGTTCAGGAATGAAATAACCTCATTTTTAGGCGATAACATGAAAAAAAATAATGCTAAAAAATGCGCCTTGGTTGCCGTGGATGAGTTAATAAAAATCCATTATCTTTTAACGGCTACACATGACACATCCCCTTCCATTAATTATTGGAAAGAAGTTAAACAAGAACTTGAAAAATTATGACCCCGAAAGAAAAAGCAGACGAATTATTTACCCATTATCACAACCTTATTCAAAGCATCGGAGGCGAACTTGGGCAAGAGATCCTTGTCTCCATCCTTGCAAAGCAAAGCGCCTTGTATGCGGTACGGGAGGTCTTGAAACAAAAGTGGAGAATTATGGTACCTGGCAGCGAAGCTGAATATTATTGGTGGGAAGAAGTTGAACACGAAATAGAAAATATATGACGGCTCAGGAAAAAGCAAGGGAATTGCATTTGATAATTTACGACACATTGCCTTATCGACACGTGGTAACGGGTGAATACGACAGTTGGCTTGAGGCAAAGAAAATAGCTTTGCTTTTGACCGACATAATCATAAGTAACAATCAAACGATTTGCGGACAACTTGGCTCAGACGTGGACGAAAACACGGCGTACTGGTGCGAAGTGGAATTGCATTTAAAAAATATCATAACGAAATGACAAACAACGAAAAGGCGGTTTACATCATTCACTTGATTGAGGAAATAACCAAAGAGATACAGGAACACCCAATGAAAAGGAAACAACTTCTTTTGCTTCGTTCTCACTTGGAAAAGGCGGTTCGTTTGACTGGCACAGGAAGGTACAGGGAATTAAAAAGACCTGAATCATTGCCATTGGTGAGCCATGAAAAAGTATTAACCCCAAAGGTTAATGAAAATCAAAAGAACATTGAGCCGAGCGCAAGCATCGCAGATAATATTCCAGAACCAATAAGAAAAAGCAAGCGAAAATAATGGTACAATTTCATTTAAGCCACTCCGATACAAAGTATTTTTATCCTGAGACCGCAGCTGATATAACATTGGAACAATACGTTTACTTCCATAAATTTATCCTACCTCAATACCCCGAGGTTGAACTTGATGCCCTTGTTGCACAAAAGCAAATGAACGCGGCGTATGAAAAAATTAAACCGTATGCAAAGAAAATTGGCATTGACTTGAATAAGTTGTGGGCGGACGTGGTTCAAGAATGTGAAATAATCCTTTTGACAGATAATGTCAAAGACAATGTGCGCCGTTTCCTTCCAGCATTGATTGACCAATTCAACGTAAATCAAAAGGCATTAGACAAGTGTTTTGAAATCATGGACGAAGTCTGGGAGGCTCAGGTAAAATACCCGTACATGGCAAAGGTGGTAAACTATTTCACGGGCATTCCTTTAGATGCTTGTTATGGCAAAGTTGCGGAAAGTCTGGAGCTGAAATATTTAACCTTCATGTTTTCAAAGATACTCAATGCGATTAGCGTTCCCGAAGAACTTAAGTATAAACAGATTTACGACTTCAATGGCACTTTGTATTATCTTCCTGATAAGCTAATGGCAAAGTCCACGTTACTTGAATTCGCGGAAGCAGCCCAATTTGACAAGGGGCGCAAGGCGATTGAAAACAATGACGCACAGGGCTTGCTTCATGTTATAGCCGTGTTGCTCAGGAAGAAGGACGAGGCATATAGCGACGAGGTTTTTCAAAGGAATTGTCTTGACTTTTTAAAATTGCCTTTACAAGTTGGCTTTGAAATTGGTTTTTTTTTGACGAAGTTAAGCGAGAGTTATCAAGTAGATTTGCAGACCTCTATGCTCAAAAAGGCGATGGAAAGTATGCCAGCGCTTCAAGACAATTGAATGACAAATACGGTTGGTACTTGACGATTAAAAAAATAGCTGAGTGCGGCTTGTTTAACTTGGCAGGGTTGACGCCCTTACAATCAAGCGAAAGGGCAAATTTGTACGAGGTATTTCAATACCTTGCGTCCAAAGCGGCTGAGGATAACTTGTATCATGAAATACAAAAGCAAAGTAAAAAATGAATATTAGGGAAATAAGCGACATTTTCAAGGATACCGCGGATAATATAACGGCGATAAAAAGCTACAATTTCGGTTGGGCTTCCGACCGTGTTCGACAAGGAAACACTGAGGACTTTCAGGAGTTGAACGAGTTCCCGCGCGTCTTCTTTGCCGTGCCAACGATAACAGGCTCAGACCAAACAAGGAAACAAGACACGTATCAAGTGACCTTGTTCTTTGACGATTTACTTGGATATGATAATGAAGGCGACGAAGACCCGACGTTACAAATTGACAAATGGGCAAATCTTCAACAATATGCAAATTACTTTGTACAAAGGTTGAACAAGATAAAACAAAGCATTTTACCCAATTACCTTTTTATTCCCGAAGCGCCGTCGATTACCTTTGATTCCTTTACGGGGCTTCAAAGAATGATTACCGTGCAACTTAGCTTCAACTTGGTTGTACCGACCAACTGTGAGCCAGGCGTTATCGCATTGGTTCAGTGCATTGCCAACATTGTAACATCGAGCAACTTAACCGCATCATTGACCACGGTGTTGAAATTTGCCGCAAGCTTGGAAGGCAGGGCAACGGTGACGGCTGACATTTCCTTCGTTCAAAAAGTTGCATCAAGTTTAGACACTTCCTCTTCCTTGATTTCCAATTTGCAACTTGCAAAGACAATGGAATCAAGTATAATGGCATCAAGTTTATTGAATAGTGATTTAAAAATAGCAAAGACTTTTGAATCTTTATTAAACGCAAATGGAACATTGGTAAGTGACTTGAAAATTGCAAAGACTTTTGAATCATCTTTAAATGCAAATGGCACATTGGTATCCAATGCAACCATTGCAAAGAACTTAGCATCCTCACTCACTTCATCTAACTCCCTTGCTGCAAGTGCCTTAGTATCAAAGTTAGCAAGTGCATCTTTGACAGGGGCAGGGACAACGGCAGCGAATTTGACGGTGACTTCATCTGCTTCATTTTTACTTGATTTATATCCAAATGCAGGAGCGGCTTATTCTTTGCGTAAATTGCGCACGGCTTATGCAGGAAGTGCAATAAGGGTTAGGAGGTCAAGTGATAACACAGAACAAGATATTGGTTTTGTAAGTGGTAATTTGGATGAATCAGCATTAACAACCTTTTGTGGAGTTGGTAATGGCTTTGTAACAACGTGGTATGACCAAAGTGGGAATGCAAATAACGCAACACAATCAACCGCGGCAAATCAGCCGCAAATAGTAGTAAGCGGAACATTACTAACCCAAGGCGGTAGACCGATTATGAGATTCACATCAAGCGCTCAGGTTTTAAATACTCCATCATTCTCTTTATCTGCAAATAGGACTTATTTAATTACTTTATATAATGTGACAAATGCCATAGCAAGTTATAAAGTATACTTAGGAGCTCTGGCTGGTGGTGCAGATACTTTAGTAAATGGTTTAATTGGACAATTTAATAATAGCAATATAATAAAAAGTAATGTTGGTAGTGGAGCATCAAGTAATTCAATTGGAGTAAACGCTACCGCCAATAATGCTTATTTTCTCTTAGGAGCATACATTCAAGGTTCTGTACAACAACAGCACTATCGTAACGGTGCTTTAAATGCTCAAAACACATCATTAACCATATCACCAACTACTAATTCACAAGTTAACTCAATTATGCTTAATAATGCAAGCGGTAGTGATATAAGAACCAACGAAGCAATTATATGGGATAGCTACCAATCCACAAATCGAACAGGAATAGAAACAAATATAAACACATATTATGCAATCTATTAAAGGCTACAAATATACAACGGAGAACCAAGCCATTGAGGCAAAGTTGCAATGCAATGAATACTATGGCATTCCTTTGAATCCAAATGATGTAACTCAAAATTGGGTAGATTACCAATTTGCAGAATTAAACGACCCTCAATTTTGGTACATTATTTACGATGAAACCTTGCTTCCTGTTTTGGGCGAACCAATTGAATTTACAGTGATTTACCCAGAATTAAATTAATAAACAAAAAATAAATATCATGGCATTTTCAAATTATTTAGAAGACCAAATCACAGGGTGGATAAACGGCTCAACCTTCGCTTCCGCTCCCACGTCTACCTTTGTCCAATTGTATTCACAAGACCCAACTGATGCAGGCTCTGCCACAGGTGCTTTGTACACACGCATAGCCGTTGCAGCAGGTGGATGGACACGGGGAACAGGTGGCGCAGGGACATTGACGAACACGGCAGCGATTACGATTACATCAAGTGCAGCATCGGGCGCAACGGCTACGCACGTGGCAGTGTTTGATACCATCACGGGTGGAAATATGTTATTTGCAGGCGCGTTGACGGCAAGTAAGACCATTGCAACGGGGGATGAGGTGAAATTTAACGCGAGTGCATTGGCTTTGACAGTGGCATAAAAACACGGTAGCCCTTCGGGGTTACCTTTTTCATTATGGAGAAAGAATTGCAAAAGTTGGCGGATAACATTGCGCAAATGGCGATTGACGCCGTGGCGAATGAATGGAAATCGCAAGGGCATAACTTGACAGGGGCAGCCATAAAGAATATGGAAACGGTAATACGATTCCAAACAAATGAATTAATCATTGAGGGCTTTGTTCCTGATTACATGGCAATAAATAACAAAGGGGTACTTGCAACAAAGATTCCGTATTACCCAGGAAGCGGACGGAAGGAAAGCGAATACATTAAAGGCTTAATGAAATATGCTAAACAAAGGTTTGGCGCTTCCGATAAAGAAGCTAAATCAATAGCCTTCGCCATTGCAAGTAAACATAAAAAAGAAGGAATGCCAACGATTAAAAGTCAAAAGCATTCACAAACAGGAAAGCGCACGGGCTTTATTGAACAGGCGTTGGAAAAGAAAGAGGCTGAAATGGCTGAGTTGATAAACAGGGCGATTACATATAGCATTGAAACCACGGTTGAAACATTTTACAAATCAATTTTAAACAGATGAGTTACACGATAAACCCCGATACAATTTCAAGCAGCCTTTACCCCGTGGCGTTTCGCTCCATTGAACCGTCGGGAGTTATTCAGCAACAAATCAATGTTTACCTTGATGAAACATTGGAAGGTTCTTTCTTGGCAGCGCAAACGGGGACAAGTGGAACGTCGGCAGTGTTTGACACAAATGTCCAATCGTTCTTGATTACTCAGCTTGCACCAAAGACAAACGCCAAAACAAGTTTCTTCGGAAACCTTTATGGGTTCAGCCTTACAAATAATACCGACGTTATTTCATCTTTGTATTGCACGGCGTTTAATCAAACGGTTAATTCATCGGGTTTTGTCGTTACCTCCACGGCTTCGCAAAGCAGCACCACGGCATACGTTTTACCTTCCTTGTTTGTCGATGGGGAATATGACATGGGGGATTTTTACCAACCCTCAGCAAATCCTTTCTTATTCTTAACACAAAGGAATGATTTTATTAAATGCAATTCCTCAGGTAACATATTTTTAAGTTACCTCGGACGTGGAACAAACGCAGCTCAATTTGAGTTTTATTTAAAGTCTGGTTCTTCAGCCGTCACCATTGTTGACAATTTAAACTCCACGGCAAACAATGATTTATATTCATTGTCCGTTGGTGTATCAAATATATTTGGAAACACTGCCATATTTCACGCTGGCAATTTTCCAACCAATCCAGATTTATACGATTATTACGACGTGTCCGTTGGCTCTTATGACGGGGCATACACGCGCCTAAGCGAAAGGCAACGCATTTACATTTACCCAAATTGCAACGATAACATTGAGCTTCATTGGTTCGGAAAACATGGTGGCGCGGAAAGTTACCAGTTTACAGGCTTAATGATTGATAAGCAAACGAGCAACGCAGATACGATTAACCTTGCGCAACGGTGGAACATTGCCGCAAGTCCAAAGGCTAACACGTTTGATAAAAATGTTATCAAGGTTAATCAAAGGTCAAACAAAAGTAAGACGGTCACGGTGGCGGTAAGTCATGAGGATGCTTTGTACATTGCCACAATGTTTAACTCCCCTGAGGTGTACATCATTGAGAATGGCAAATATGTTAACGTTACCATTGCCAACGGTGAGATAAACAAGGATAACAACAGGGCGACGGATATTGGTGTTTCCTTTGAAATCATTTACCAAAATACGCCAGTCGCTCAGCTATGATAAAACTATTTATAAATAATCAAGAAGTCGATTTAAACCAAAAGGATGTCAATGTAACCATTGATTACTCTATTGAAAATATTGAACTTGGAAACATATCGGGCGCGCATTCTAAAAGGAATGTAACATTACCCGGAACAAAGACAAACATTGAAATCTTTGAAAACATTGAGACGCCAAATGTCATTGTCACCAATGCTTACAAGTTACTTCCTGCACGGCTTGAGGCAAATGGCGTTCCAATACTCACGGGAAAAGCACGGTTGGATTCAGGGGAATTAAACGCCATGAACCACGGATTCAAGGCGAATAATTACAAAGTCGCATTGATTGGAAACAATGCGGATTGGTTCGCCGACGTGGGTAATATCTTAGTCAGGTCATTGGGTTGGCAAGACATAACCGTATCCACGGCGACGGTAAAAACCAATTATAATCCATTGACTTCGGAACATTGTTTCATCTTGATGAAATGGAAAGCGTGGGAAAACGAAACGTACATTGTTGACAATGAGTTGACGCCCGCAATTTTCATTTGGCAAATCTTGGAAAAGGCTTTTCAAAATAAGGGATACCAATTAAACAGTATTTTTAAAACCGATCCTTTCAGCCGCTTGATTATTCCTATGGGACTTAATCTTGATGCTGATTACATTGCAGACTTCGTAAATCTTCGAGCTTCCAATCCTTCGCCTTCATCCTTTGTTTATTCCTCAGGTGATTACGGGACGGTTGACATTGCATTCACAAATGAAACAACGTCACCCAACTTTGACACAGGAGGCAATTACTCAGGTGGCGTTTACACGGTCCCGATTAATGCTTTATACGAGTTGATAGCTGAGTTAAATGTTACCTTAACGGCTTCCATTGGTGACTTAAACCAATTCGCAGAACTGATTCTTTTCTTTGAGGTCAACGGAAACAACGTTTCAACGTATGATTTAACCAATGAAACATCTTTAAATGATTCTATTGCCCTTGAATTTCTGGGAGACTTGGTGGCAGGTGACTTGGTTAAAATGCGGCTGAGGTATGAGAACGTAACCTTTAGTCTTACTATTGATGGTTCTTTGTCCGTGGTGGCACAAAAGGAAGGATTAGAGCAAGGAGAGACGGTAAATTTGGAATACATCATTCCTAATTCATGGTATGTCAAAGATATAATTGTGGACCTTACAACCATTTTCAATCTTGCATGGGAGACCGACGTACTAAGTAAACAAGTGTATGCATACCCAAAGGACAATTATACGGTAAGATACAGGGCAAACGCAAGCGGAGCGATTACCCTTACAACTTTTGACGGCTTTTTTAAGGATACGAATAAGTATGACTTAAATACCCGTGACATTGATGGAAGCGAATTGACAATTTTAGATAATTACAAATCAAGTCAGGTACTGGCGTATGCCACGGACGATGACACGACGAACAAAGAGGAAGCAAGGCGCGGAGTTAACATTTATTCAGGGGGTTATAATTTCCCCCAGGATAGATTCCCAAATGGCATTGAATTTTTATATACAAATTTCTTTGCAAAAGCCATTCATATAAACGACGTTACAATTACCACGGGTGGAACATACGGGGCTCAGATGCCACTTGTTTTCGGTGACGATTACAATACCGTTCCCGATGCTGAGCCCAATTATAACTTGGCACCTCGTTTGCTTTATTACGCAGGCAGGCGAAGCGGCTTAGACGGATATGTTCGTTTGTACGATGAAGCAAGTTCAGCGGCTTCGGCTTTTGATTTTCCTGCGGCTTTCATGGTAAATTACAATGACCCGAGCGGCGGTGATTTTAACCTTTCTTTTTCCGACGAAGTCACAAATTATACAAATGTGATGCAAGGCGTTTTTAAAACCTTCCATCTTCAAACATATAAACGCATTGAACTTGGAAAGCAATATACGACCTTTGTCAAATGGGAAAACAAGGACATAACGCAACTGTCATTCAGACGAAAGGGAATGATTGGAAGTTCTAATTTCATCATTCAAGAACTTGAATACAATCCCAAATCCAATAGTCCAGCAAGAACGGTTATCTTATACGACGAAAAGCCAAATGTAAATGACCTTAACAAGGTTTCAAATACGATTACTTTGGCAGGCGCACCGCCTCAGGGTGGCACGGTGACAGGATCGGGAAGCGGCTTGGTTGGAGCAAATGGGGCAACGGTAAACATTCAGTTATCTTATACGCCGTTCCTTAACTCGATGACAAACGTACTTGTATTACCGGTTAACTCAGGCATAACGCAGGTAAGTAACACGAATGCAAATGTACTTGTATTCCAGAACGGGCAAAAGTTGATACCAACGATTCAATATATTATTGGTGGTTCAACCATTGGAATAAACATTGATACCCATTACGATGGGGCAAATTATGAAGTTATTGTAAACGGAGTAACAAAAGGATAATGGCACAAGTAATAGGTTTTCAAATACAAATAGACGGGCTTGGAAAAACGGTTGAAACGGCAACGGAGTTGAAAAGAGCCATTGCCGACGTTAACGCGGAGCTAAAGAAAACAACGGACGTTCAAGAAATCAAGAAACTTGAAACAAAGTTGGTTGACTTGAAGGCAGCGCAAATGGAAGTCAACAAAGTTGTTAAGGAGCAAATCAAAAGCCGCAACGAAGAAATAACCGCAACCGACAAAGCCAATGGAGCTTATCGCAAGTTAAGCAAGGAGTTGAATGATCAGCGCAACCGATACAAGGACTTGGCGGCGGCTGAGCAGGAATCAAGTCAGGAGGCAAAAGATTTATTGGTAAGTATCAATAACCTTGATAAAAAGCTAAAAGGCATTGATGCCACGGTTGGGCAATTCCAAAGAAACGTCGGCGGTTATACTGAGGCATTGGGGCAATTCTTTCCAAAACTTGGGGGAACATTGGGACAAGTGACGGGTACAATAGGCGGTTTATCTCAGGGAATAAATGGATTAACTCAAACCACAGGAGCATTTAATAAATCGCTTGGCGCCATTGGAATAGCATTAACCCTATTTAGTGGCATATCTGAAATATTTCAAAGTATAAATGAATCGGTTGCCGAAACAAAAGAACTTTCTAATCAGGTGGCAGCGTTTACGGGTGCGACGGGAAACGTTTTAACCGACTTTGTAAGCAAGTCAAAAGCAATATCAACAACATATAAAAAAGATGTAAACGACATAACCGTTGCAGCCAACGCGGCAAGTAAATCATTAGGCATTGGTTTTAATGAGGCATTAGACGCGATTGAGGCAGGATTTAGAAAGGGAGCGGATAGTAATGGGGAGTTCTTAGATAACCTAAAAGAATATCCAGCGCAATTTGCGGCGGCTGGATTAAGTATTAAAGATTATTTAGCCATTTCAATCGAGGCGGCAAATCAGGGTATTTATTCAGATAAAGGCTTGGATGTTGTAAAGGAATTTGGATTAAGAATTAGGGAGCAAACAAAGACTTCAAAAGATGCTTTAGTGGGTGCATTTGGCGAAGAATTTACTGGAGAATTATTTGAGAATTTAAACAACGGCTCAATTACAACCGCCGAAGCTTTATCATTGGTTAGCGGAAAAATGGGTGATACTGAAGTTGCAGGTGATAAATTACAAACGGTTATCGCAGACGTTTTCGGTGCAGCTGGTGAAGATGCTGGGTTAGCTTATATTCTTTCGTTGGAAAAGATTTTAAAAAATACCAACGATGTAACAAAGTCAACAAACCAATATCAAACACAACAGGAAATTCTTTACCAAACAAACTTAGAATTAGAAGCAAGTCAATCGGAATTAAATGAATCATTCACAAAGTTTGGCGGAGAATTTACAATTATATCCTCCAAAGCAAAGATATTTTTTAACAACTTATTAGGCGGTTTACTTGATTTTGCAAATGAGTTTCCTGCAACCTTAAAAGCCATGGGGGCAGGCTTAACAACATTTTTTACAACAGGAAGCATAAGTGGTGCATTAAAAGCAAATCGAGATGTATTTAGAGCCGAAAAACAAAAGATAGACAAGGAGGATAAGTTAGCTATTGAGAAAGCTGAAAAGGATCGGATTGCACTTGAAAAGCAAAACGCCGAAGAACAAAAGAAAAGGTTAAAAGCCCAAAATAAAGAATTAAGCACCACGGCAAATAAAGGAGGTAAGGACGTGGCTAAGTCCTTCACCGAAGGTTCACTTGCAGAACTTGAAAACCAACGTTCAGAATTACAAAGCGCGTTTTCCAACGCCGTGGTTGGCTCAGGAACACAGAAAGAACTTGCGGTAAAGTTGAACGCAATTAATAACCAAATTAAAACGGCGGTTGAAGAACAAAATCAAATCATAGCCGATGCGTCACGGGGTAACTTGCTTAAAAATCTTCAGGATGCCCAGCAACTTGCAACGCTTCCATTAACAACAACTCCTTTAAAAAGTGTAAAGGCTTCCGATTTAGCAAAAAAGGAAAAGGAAGATTTAAAAAAGGTACAAGATGAAATTATAAAAAACTCAGCCGATGCAGCAAAGAAAGAAAAAGAAATAAATGACCAGCAATTAAAAGACAAACAAGAAAACACTCAAAAATTAATTGATTCAGTAAGTAATTCAATTTTATCAGTTACCGACATTATCGCAACCTTCCAGCAAGCACGCGCGGAAAAAGAAGCTGAGGCAATTAACGAGCAAATAA